ATCAGCTTCAAGAGACCCACTACCGTATTCGCATCGGCGACGATGAGCACAAACCCGCTCTTCGTGATGCCAGGACTTGGCTGCGGGCGATTCGGGTCCCGACCGTCGAACAGACTGGCCTTGAAGCGCTGAACGAATGCTGGGTACCCCCCGGCGTTCATGACGAAGTTGGGATCTTCGGAGGGGTTAGGAACATCCAGGTAGGCGAAGAGGCCCGTCTGCTTGAGCGATTGAAGAAGGGACTCAATGAGTTTCAGCAGCGATTGAACGAGCGCCCGCACGGGATTGCCGAAGTCGATCAGGAAGATTTTGATCGTCTCCAAAATGGCCTTGATGACCTCCAAGAACGTAACGAGGGTCTCAAGGGTGTTCCTCGCGGGCTCAAGAAGATCCTTTCCCGGGATCTTGATTTCAAACGCTTGCCAGTCAGCCACGCTCAGCCTCCGTAGGTCAACTTGCTGAGCTGCTTGCGAAGGCGCTCAATCTCTAGCTCGGTGGCGGCAATGGCCTTCTTGACGACGTCTCGTGTGAGGTCGTTGATCTTGAAGTCCTTCTTGAACTCCCACTGCGGCCCTTCGGGCTCGGGAGTCTCCTCTGGTTTCTTCTCGTCTTCCATTTGGATCCTCAACTACAGGTGGACGAATAGGTCGATTCCTCAGGCGTCAGCGGGGAGGTTCTCGGCGTCACAGCAGCAAGCTTCGTGAGGGCTTGTGTCTGATCGCCTAGGGCCTTGATCTGGTTGTCGACCTCCCGACTCTGGAGGACGATGAGGCCCTTATCGAGCTTCACGCGGTGCTGAATCCACGTAAACCGGACATCGTACAGGCGATCTCCTCCCGAGACGACGTTGGTGATCTTCGGGAGAGGTCCCCCGGTGAGGTCATTTAGGGCTGCTAGGCGATTCGTTGTGGAGGTTGTTCGACTAGCAATCGTAGTACCGAAGCCCGACGATAGGATGCCGTTCGCGTAGGCATTCGAATCGACTAGGAGTGAAGAGAGGTTGACGGGAACGGCCGCCGTCGTCGCCTGGAAGTTGACGGTGTCCGCGATGAAGGCATCTACGGCCGCGAGAATACAGTAGAGGTCCCCAAGTGCGACACGTCCAACGGAGAACGAAGACACGATGCGGTACGTCACAGAGCCAGCGACCGGGAATGGGACACTGACGGTGAGCTGCGTCTCGGAGTTGACCGCCGAAATGGGGTAGATGCCCCCGCTTGACCCGGATCGGATATAGACGTAATCGGACGTGTTGACGCCTGACGTCTGGAAGGTCGTCGTCCCCGTGAGGGTGCTGCCAGAAACGGTTCCCGTCTGGCTGGTGGGGGACAGGACGTCCGTGAAGACAGCATCCAGGAACCGTTCGATCGCGAGCTTTTCGGACGTCTTGATGCCTGGTGTGATGAGGGGGTCGTTGTCCCGTAGGAGAGCAAGCTCGCTTGTGTTCGTCCCCGTGAGGGGCCCGATGTCGCTGAATGTCGCCAGCGAGGTTGCCACCCTGTACGTTGCAGGAGCCGTAGAGGTGAAAGGCGCCGCCAACGTGAGGACGTGTGTTGCCACCGTGCTGATCTGCCGGCGCTCCCCCACCGCGGGTCCAGACGTCAGCACAACGGTGTGGCCAATCCTCACACCAGCCGCAACGAAGTCTACCGAGAGGTCTTGGATGCTCGTCGAAGAAAGGAACGCCGCCGTGCTCGTCACAAGGTCATTCGAGACCGTGACCGTATAGTGGAAACCCGAGTCCACCGCCGTGAAGGGGAAGCCCACCGTGATGGTATTGGCCGTGACCGCCGTGATGGGGCGATACGTCGTTGTGCCATTGAGACCGTCCAGGATTCGGACTAGATCGTTCACCTTCGGTACCGGCGACGGGAAGGGGCCCGAGATGTTGGTGATGATCGTCTTCGTCGGATCCAGGCTACCGGTGCTGACGAACGTAGGCGTAGTGATGGCCGCGATGGACGTGAAGGACCCCTGCTCATCAGAGAGGTGCGATACTTCACGATCGTACGACGGCCCGATCATCGGAACCGCGACGTCTCCATCGTCATCCGTCGTCCCCCCAAAGAGGGCCGGGATCTTCTCGGGATCCGTCCCCTGAGGGGTGCAGGTGACGTCCATCTGGAGGAATTGCCCGGAGGAGACCTCCTTGGTGGGAAAGAAGGGGATGCTGTTCTTGTTGAACAGCAACTTGCCGTTGTCCAGGTCCACTCCAACGTCCAACCCCACCCGGTACTGGAAGGGGTCGTACGTCGTATCGGAGGGCACCAAGTAGACGGTCGCACCAGCCGGAACGTCTACCGGTAGAGCCGACACTCCAAGCGTCGTGGCGCCGACCGACGTGACCGTCAGGGGGGACCCGTCCGTCACGTAGGGCGTCCCATCTTGGCCCGTGACGATGACCTTCATCCCGTTTTCGAATGGAGGGCGAAGCAACGTCGGAGTCCCGTTCGCATTGTCGACGTTCAACGTCGTGTCACCCGTAAGTGCTTTTTGGGTGAGTTGCCCCCGAGGAATTCTACGCCGAAGGTTCTGGACTGTTCGAAGCGCCTTCGTGCCAATGTCCAGCACGGGATCACCCGTGTTGGCGCCGGTATCAGTTCCTCCGGTGGTGATGCCAAATCGGTTGCGTGCCGTCGAATAGAATCGGCTGAAAGGATTTGCCTTGTAGACCTGCGTGAAGGTCCCGATGGACGTGAAGACCGGAGGGAATGGTGGGAAAGCGACCAACCTGGGATCGTCACTGATCTTCAGAACGTCATCGATCTGATTCGTGACGGCCGCAAAGGAGGTGCGAGTCGGATTGTTGACGTTGCCGTCGAACTTGAAGCGACCGTCCTGGTCTCCGATGACACGTCCGTCAATATCCCCAAGAACGTCTTCGAGGAGATTGATGTTGTCGTTGAAGAACTTCAGGAAGCCACGGCCGATGATGTCTTCATTGGCGAGGCGGCCCGCCCTGTAGTAGATGGACTCTCGGCCCTGCTGAAAGAGCTTCGGCGAGGATGCATTGCTGAGAATCGGACCGCTCGTGGGCACTGACGCCTTGGCGTCTTGCTGGAGCTGATCCGCGACTTCTCCACGGAAGTTCGTCATCGTCTCGACACGCCAGTAGAAGGTGTCCGGTGAGAAGACCGTGTAGTCCGCCTTGAGGACCTGGCCAAGTAGGCCGTTCGAGCTGTTTGGGGCGATCAGTGCCGTGTAGGAGGCCCTAATGCGCGGTCCTGCCGATAGGGTCTTGTAGCCCGTGTAGAGGGCTGCCACGAACTCATTGGCGGCGAGTGGCGTCGTCAGAGTAAGACGGCCCCCATCATCGAGCTTGTATTGCGTGGCCGACAAGACTTGGCCAGGCAGGCCGACGACCTGACGGAAGACGAGGGAAGGTTGAGTCAAAATTGGGCTCGTAGACGTCTGTACGGACTTGGTGCCGACGTCGAAGAACGGCCGAATCGACCTGCGAACCGTGAACGTAGAGGTCTTGTACTCACGAGCCGACGTAGAAGTGATGACGATCGTTGTCTGGTCTCTGTCAGAATCGTACGTGGCACCAGAGACGAGGTACAGTTCCTCAATGGAGGCCCCGTCAGAGAACTGGAGAATCGTGTTCGTCGGGTATGCGGGCGTACGGTCTCCCGCCAAGACAACTCGATTCATGCCTCGGGCAACCGGCGATAGCGTGGCAGCCTCGACGACGAAGAACTGTGCCGTCGTGCAGGGGCCAGAAGAGACAAAGAGATTGGGACTCGTCGCGGACGTTCGGAACGGGGAACCGACCGTGATCGTCGTGGTGTCCGTCGACGATGCGTACGAAGAGGCAACAATCCTGTATACCTCCTCCGATTCGAACCGGAGGAGGAAGTCCACCGGTAGATCGGCGGTCCGATCCTTGGGCAGCGTAAAGGTCGTGTCTCCTTGATTGATGACCACCTGAGCGAAGTTCATCGGCGGACGAAGAACTGTCGTGGTGTTTTCTCCACCGAGGGCCTCGTAGACGAAGTAGTCGATCGCCACTCGTTCCGAAGGTTGAACGATAGGCCCATGGGCGATGGCGTTCGTAACGGTCCCATCATCGAGGAATCGAATCGTGGATGCCGAAGTGTCAACGACGCAAGTCCGGCCGAGCACTTGCGGACGACCCCCTCGGAAGACAGATGGGCCAGGAATACTGGCGACCGTTCGTCCCGTAGGATTGAAGGTCAGGACGGTCGTTGGCGTCGGGTGAGCCCCAGAAGGCTCCTTGCGGACCAAGAAGGTTGCGCGCTCGACAATCGTAGCCGTCGACCCCCCATCGTTCGATGTGTAGGTGACCAGCATCTCGTCGAAAGCGAGCATACGATCCGTCGTTTGAATGAAGCCCGTCACCGGTTTGATGCGGTAGTCGACGGATTCTACGAGCTGGAGGACTGCGTAAACGGAGGGCCCCCCAACATCAAGCGACGAGAAGTTCAGGTGCCCTGTGGCCTCGCTGATCTCGATAGTTCCTGATGGCAAGCTCGAAGGAGACGAGAAGGCTCCATCATTGGCCACCAGCACGACCGACGTGGAGAAGGTAGTCGTTCCGAAACGGAACCTCGTACGACTCACCTCGGATACGGCGATACTCAAACGGGGGCTATTCGAGACAGGCACCAGAACGCCGGACCCGTCTCTGAATCCTCGAACCCTCTCCACCTTCGTGGCTGGATCGACGGTGGAGAGTGGCTTGAAGAAACGGTCCGCGAGGATGTCCTCTCCGTGGCGGACTTCGTACGTAAGACCGGTACCCGAGGTACCGGACGGCGTGACGGTGAGCTGCGTTGAAGAGACAACGGCGCTCACCGTGAAGACGCCCGTAGAGGGAGCTGCGGTGATGTTGACTAGGTCGCCCGGAGAAACTCCAGCGGCAACGAAGTCCGCCGAAGCATCCGTGAACGTCGTCCCCGATAGGACGCCGGATGAGGACTGCATCAGGACGGAGCCAAACGACTGGATGAATTGAAGGACTCCAGAAAGGCCGTCAATCAGGTAGTCGACGTTCTGTGTCAACGTCGTGTAGAGCCCTGTGCTGGTTCCGGTTTCGTGCTCGATGACGAGATTCGTCATCTGCACTAGGGCATCGGGAAGCTGCACCGATCCGGTCGCCGTAGGGACCTGGATCAGTTGGTTGTTGCGTCGAAGAGCAAACTGAATCTGCCTCTGGTCGAAGTCGATCGTGTAACCAGTGCCGGCCGGAGGAGACGGCACATCAAGACGAGGCAAGCTTGTGCTCGTGAAGGTTCCTGTGCCTTGGGTGACCTTTACCGTCAACGTCCCATCGTCACGCGGGACGGCTGGCAGAAAGACCGTAGGCGAGCCGATGACGGGGTCCATGAAGACCGCATCGATGGCCGACACAATGGCGGTGACGTCGGAATTGGACGGGTCACTTCCCGAAGGATCGATGGGGGTCCTGAAGAGACGAAGAGAGATGCCATGGTCGATCGGCAAGTCTCCTCGAATGACCTCAAACGTTGCTGACCCGTAGAGGGCCTGATCGGCGGCGCTGAACTGAACGTTCCCGAGCTTGTCCGTTTGGACTTGGCCCTTCTTACCAATCGAGTCGAACGACCCTACGTCAACCCGAACGACTTCTGGGAACTGATACCCCACGGAGGGAATCCTGAAGATCAGGTCCCCGCCAGCGGGAGGCATATTCGTCAGCGTGAGTGGAGCCGAGATGGTACCTACCGTGCCCGCGGCGTCCCGACGCATCGAGATGCCGTATTGGTAACAGGATCCATCGTAGTAGACGGGCTTTCCGGCGAATGACGTAATGTCGGCCGGAGAGAGACGCACCGTCCCCGAAGAGGCTGACCACTTGAACGAGCCGGACGGAGGACTGCTACCAAAGGAGGCATCATCCGGCACCGCAATCGCCGTCAGATAGGGACCAAAGCCAATCCTCACGAGAGGGATCTGATAGGCGGACCCAGCACCAATACCAGGGATGGGATTGAGGATCAAGAAGTCCCCAACGGATCCAATTTTTCCGTTCGATACCCGGAGGGCAAAGAACGACTGTTGTTGATAGCGGACGACCTGTCCGTTGTAGGTCGAGACGACATCGGCCGAGAAGTTCATGTTCCCGGTCGCTCGGCTGATCTCACACGACAACGGCGGCATCGAGGACGGCGTCGTGAAACTACTGTCGGCCACAACAGTCGTAGCCGTCAACGTGATGCCAGCCCCCACGGACGTCACCGCTACACGGATGGGGTACTCGACGGTGGGGGTCACCGGAGGGGCGACTTTGATGCGGGTCGAATTGACGGTGGGACTGATGGACCCAACCGTCGTCGGAGGAGCCCCCGGTAGGGGAACGAAACGCTGGTCCTTGCCGCTATAGTCGAAGCGTTGGACGACTTCATTCTTGGTCCACGCGAAGGTCGCAACCGGGAGGTCTCCCTGATCGACCACGAAGACGAGGTAATCCGTTCTTGGGTTCACCTCCGACGTGGGGTAGGCGGTCCCATACGCGAACGCATCCGAGATCAGATTGTCCGGCGTCACCGTGAAGGCTGAGTTGGCGCTACCAACCCGAGGCTTCTCTAGGACGTAGCCGGTGATACTGAAAGACATCCAATCCTCATACGATCTTCCCTGTCCCTACACCCGTTGAGGGGTCTGAGGAAGAAGGGCCCACGATCACGACCGGAATAGTAAAAACACTAAAGACCGCCGTGAGGGCTGTCGATATTGCACCAGCGATCTGGAGAGCCCCGGTGTTGGTCATCCCCTGAGAGGCAAGTCCTTCTTGCATGGCCGTGATGGCAGGCGGAGCAATGAACTTTGCGACACCTGACCCTGTTCCTACGGTGGGGTGTGTCGTGATGACGTTCGCCTGGGGGAATGCGGTAGCAAACCCATTGGAGAGACCCGTCGCTAATGCTGGCGCCATGGCGCCAACGAGCCCCGCTGCGGGGAAAGCTTCTTGTAGGGCCGTCAGGAGCGTAGGAGCGGGGACCACCAAGACTGTTGTGCCAGCACCCGCACCCGCGGTACCGACGTCAGCCGTCTCCACCGATACGGTGGCAACCCACGTGACCAAACCGATGGAGATCCCAAGCGCAAAGCTAGGACTTGAGGCCCCTACGATGGAAGCCCCCGAGAGACCCCCCATAAAAGCCGCTTGGGCTCCAGGAATGGTTAGCGCCATTCAAGTCGACCTCACAGCGGCAGCACCCTGAAGGGGCAGGCCCGTTATCCAATCGAGCGATGGTGAGCCGGGAGGTTGCATGGGAGTCCCTCTGGCTACACCAAGAGGGGCCACAGCGGCTCCTAGAGCCACCTGAGGGGAATTCAGCACGATGGCGATGGGGGACGACATATTGATGGCCAAGCCAGCCGTAACGGCAATTGCGCCAGCGGCAGCTCCTATGGACATAGCGCCCGCCGCCGTCGAAAGCGTCACCGCCCCAGAGCCGGTCGTCAACGATAGGGCCCCTACGCCGACCGTAACCGCGTATGCGCCCCCAGGTACATTGACGGCCACTGCTCCTGCGAGGACATTCTGTGTGAATGCCCCCGCGAGGATGTTCTCCGTTACGGCTCCCGCCAAGACGGTGAAGATTTTCCCCCCAACAACGATGTTTTCCAGAACCGCAAGAGCATAGTTGAGCTGTGTCTTGCCGGAGATGAGTGTGTTCATCTCCCCGGCGTTGATGGTGATGCCCGATAGCGCATTGAGGGTGACTCGGCTTGCGGCCACTTGGTAGCCACCAGAAACCCTCTTCAAGTAGGCACCGTTGACGATCTGGGTGTCGTTTCCGGAGATCGCCGTCGTGGAGTTTCCCTGAACGCTCTCCGTCTTGGCGTTTCCATCGTCGTCGGCATTGCCGGAGTATTCAGCCTTCACGGCGCTGAGATACTTGACGTCAATCGCCTGGCCAGACTTCTGATGACCGATGACGGCCCGGATACCACCCTCGCAAGTGATGTCGAGGGAGATGCTATCCGGCTTCGCAGAACCAAAATACGCCTTGAGGGCACCCTCGGTGACAATCTCCGCAGAGACGTTCTTCTGCGGGTAGTCCTCATCGGTGGAGCCTGGGATGTAGGCGTACAGCTTGCCCTGTTTGTTGACTGACACCACGAAGGCGCTGTCTTTGGGAGACCGCGGTGGTTGGAGCTTGAAGTAGTAGCCGGCCGCCTTGCTGTACGCCTCATCGGGAGAACCAGGAAGGCGTACCGCCTCGTTGAGCTGGAAACGAGGTCTGTTTTGGTCGTCAAAGTCCGCAAACAGTCGTGGCTTCAGCACACGCCCATACTGACGGATGCCGTCTGTCGAAAAGGGATCGTTGCCGACGAGCGTACCGTAGACTTGCTCGATGAAGTTGATGCGGCGCTCCATCTGGAAGCCGTCAATCTCCGCCAAGACTTCCTGCTGGAGGTTCGACTCGTGGCGAAGCTCCATCCGGTGCTCCGTGAACGTCGACAGCGTTCCTCCATTTTCGACGTCCTCGAAGTTCGCCGCTGGGGTCGAACCGGCATAGTAGTAGCGGCGCCCCGTCGAATACGTCGTCGGAGGAAACTCCGTAGTGTCGTTGATGCGATCGATGACTTTGCCGGTCGAGTCCGCATAGGCGGCCGGCTTGATGTTCAGGAGTTCGTCTCGTCCAAAGTAACGATCGTCTTCCGTCTTGAGGGTACGCCCGTCCTTCTGGAAGGCATCCAGAGGCAGGTCCAACCCGCCACGACGAACTGGACCCGACAAGACATAGGCCGCCGAGTCTGACTCCACGCGGTGGATCGATTGCTGAACGATCGTCCGATCGTAATCGCGCAACTCAAACGTGTCACCGGCCCGATTATAGAACTGAACGTCGTTCGAGAGGAGCATCTCGGCACCGGCCGACGACATCCCCATGACGTCCCCAGGACGCCCGAGGATTCGCCGATACCGCGTCACTCCACCGTAGACTTTCGTGAACTCGTCCTTGTCCTCATCGGCCACTTCATCGGGACCAACCGACGAATACGGATCGAACCGGAGCCCTGACTTGATACCCACCGGGACATACCCGAGGATCATCGCGTCATAGATCCCCTTGGCACGTCGTCGATAGCCGACGATGACCATCGAATTGACTTCCGGCACACCCCCGAGGAACGACCGGGGTCCCGCAAGTGCCTGCGTAAGGTCCACCTCGAAGCGATCCCCTCCGCTGAGTAGCTTGAGGTCGGCCTTCATGTTGAAGTGATCAACACGAGTGATGACCGCGAGACGAACCCCAAAGTATGGGTTGTCTGTCTCGGAGAAATCCGAGCCCGGGTCTTTGCCGAGGTATTGGAGTTTCACGTTTGGGTCTCTCGGTTGATCTGATCCAATTCAGCTTGCTTCTGGGAGAGCTGTTGCTGTAGGTCGGCGATCTTCTTTGTGAGATCGTTGATCTCGTTCTGAATGTCGCCCTTCTGGGATGCAGGGGCCGTCCCGATCTTGTTCTTGTCGTCGAAAAGTTGCTGTGAGTACGTCACCAACTGCGCCTTGATGGATGAAATCTCACCCTCTAGGCTCTTTCGGCGTGTGACAGCCTTCAGCTTCGAACCAAAGTCACTGAAGTTCTTCGCAATGTCCGATTTGGCGGAACTTCCCTGCTGGGCGGTAGTGACTGGATCTTGGAAGTCGCTCAGAGCAGCGCGGTTGGCCGACGAGAACGGTGGTGTGAAGTCTCCCTCGGGGGGCACCGTAGACAGATCCCCTCCGAACAGGACAGTGCCCTCATCGGTGGTGTCCTCAACGAACTTTCCACGAAGGGCCTCTTCGTACTCCTGATGGGGGGCATCGAGGGCCTTGTAGAGCGTGATGAGATAGTTGTCGATCTTGCTCGCCATCTCATCGATGCGAAGCGACGAAGCCAAGACGGGGAAGGGGTCGCCAAGATCGAAAGTATCCTTCGGCGTGTCGATGATGGACGATAGGTCCTTCGGGATGTCGGCCATCGTACCCGGTGTCACCCCCATCGAGTCTGCGGCAGAAATAGCAGCCTTCTTGGCCGCCAGGAGCTTCGTCTCCAAAGAGGCGATGCGTGCCTCCACGTCGGCCTTATCCTTCGGATTGGTGTCTACGTAGCGCCTGAAGTACCCGATGGCTCGCTCCAGATCACCGCCGAACATATACGCCTGACCGGCGTTGTATAGGATCGAGGGATCCGGGAAGGAGTCGTAAGCGGATCTGAACTCTGCTCCAGCGGTGTCCCAATCACCGGTATCAGCGGCCTTCTGTGCGGCAGCAAAGTGCTCCTTGGAGGCACTCTTGTCGGGAATATCCGGCACTTCGAAGGACCCTCCGAACGAGGTAGCCCCCGGGAAGGGCACCGTCACATCCTGCCCAAATAGCTTGACGTCCGTGTCCGGGTTGGCGGGATTGACGGTCTTGATCTGATACCCGGCGTTGATGAACGCCAAGTCGGAACGACCCGTCAAGCATGCGCAGTCGGAGTCCGCCGCGACGGAGTCATCCTTGATGGTCATCTCCGCCAGAGTAAGGGCTCGACTGAGCTGGCTTGCCTCGACGGATGCGGGAAGCCCGTCTTGCTCCGAAGACCCTAGAGGTGCCGTAGAGACGAAAGTCTCTCCAACCTTCGTGAACTCATAGGTCTTCTCGGGTGTGATGGCGGCAGCCGTCTCCAAGTCCTCAGGCTGCATCTTCGTAACCGCTTCAGCGGGATTTGCGTAGGCCGTTGAGATTGTCGTGAGCCCCTGGGACTGAGCATTCAAGGTCTCGAAGAGATCCCCCGACAGTGCAAGCTGGAGGTCCACCGATGTACGTGCGTTCTTTCCACCCTCGGTGAGGACAAGGGAGCCGTCTCGGAGAGAGATCCCACGACCGTACCGCTGATGGCCAATGACCTCGAAGCCACGATCGTCGCTGATGGGTCGAACCATCGCCGAGGAGCCTTCGAAGAACTTTCCCGACGTGGTATCACCCTCTTTGGTGACCGTGATGTTGGCCGTCTTGAGGAGGACGAATTGACGGATTGTCTTCGTCTGTTCGAAGGCGTACGTGTAGACGCCCGCCGACGTGAGACCGAATTGCCATCGGTTGTTAACGTACTTCTGGCTGAGAGCCTCGAACTGCTCGTCCGTGAAGCCCTTCTGGACCTTCTGAGCTTCTTCCTTCTGGTTCTCCTGCCACTGCTTGTACTTCGAGTTCAGGGCCGGGTTCGGACTTGTCTTCTGTCCAGCGATCTTCTTGAACTGATCCGTTGTAACGTTGCGGAACGGCTTCGTGTAGACCATCACGACGTTCGGGTACCCAACGATCCGACCCGTCTTCGGATGACGAAGAATCACCGGTGCATAGGGGGAGTTCGCCTGGTTGGTGATGTCGGGGTCCACCGGGGGGATCTCCGCTGCCTCACCGACGTCGAGATGGAACTTCTTTTGGGAGAGCTGCTGAATCGGGATCTCCGACGAAGTTGCCCCATCGGTCATCTTGAGGGTGCCGATTCCTCGGGGAGCAATGAACTTCGTCCGGCGAGCCGTCAACGTCAGGCTCGTAGTAGCGCGCTGTCCAAACTGGATGCTGTGGCTGATACCCGACACATACCAGTATTGGTCCTTCGAGGCGATGTAGACCGGGAAGCCTAGACGCAATTCCGGCCGGCAAGGAATGGTGACCGACGCATGCGTGCGCTTGCTGTTGAGGCGATCCAACATGTCGAGCCCCTGGTAGAACATCAGGAGCGGATTCCCCAAGAACTCCGAGTTGTAGTTGTGGACTCGCCACCCGTACTTCCGAAGAAGGTGGTAGTCCGTCACCGACGTGTACGGCGTCGCCGCCTCATCGATTCCGTAATCGGTGTTTCCACCGAAGTTTCCTTGAAGCTGGATCTGCGTGTAGACTTCCGACTCGGAAGAACCAAAGTTCCAGTCAATGATGTCGATGTCCTGAATCCAAGACGTGGGCTTGTTCGGCAGAACGTCGAGATTGTAGAACGGGGGCTTGAAGACAATGTCCCCGGTGACGTCCATGTAGAACTCGAAGCCGATGCTCTCCTTGGCTCGGTTCGCGATCTCCAGTTTGGTTTCGTACTCGGACTGCCAGAAGTTCACCTGCCCCGCCTGGGTGAATTGGGTGCGGAACGCAACGACGTTAGGATCCGTAGGGTCGAAGACGAGCTGCGTCGCCGGATCTCCACCGTTGGCGGCCCTAACGGCTCGACTCGCGTACGGGTTTCCGTACTTCCCCTTGCCCTTCCGATACGACTCCGTGAGATCCGCTCCTCGAACGGCAACCCCGTTGATCCCATAGAGCAGGAGGTTCGAACGAATCTTCGAGAACCTCTGGTTCCAGTAGACCATAATGTCGGAGAGCGCATTGTTGAACGTGCTCTTTTGGGTAGCTTCCTTGAAGAGCGACACCAACGTACCGGTGCCGATGACGATGTCTCCAAACGACTGCAACGCCAACGTGTAGATGACGTCATAAGGGTTCATCCCGAAGAAGACGTTGCCGAAGATGGAACGGCCCTGCTGACCCACGGCCTGCGTGAAGGCGGGGTTGATGTTCATCTTGCAGACTTCCCACCACTTCAGGATGTCGCTGCACTGAATCGTAACGGTGTGCTCGCCACCGGAGTAGTTCTCAGAGACCTCCGTGACGAGGCCCCAGAAGATGGGGTAATACTGCGGGATGCCTTCGAGGACGTAATAGCCCTTTGCGAAGATTTCGATCTCCATCATCTCCGTGATGATGGGGACGCCATCGAACATGAAGTCGTCGATGGTATGACGGGGGATCGATAGAGTGACCGTCGCCGACCCGGGAGAGTTGTCGACGTGGAGGTCCACCTGCACGGAAGTGATGTAACGGCTGAGGTCAAACTTCCGCTTACACGAGGGACACCCCATGATGTCCTGCTCGCCATTGATGTACACGAGGGCATCCGGCGCGTGGACGACGGTAGGTCGAATGTTCGGCGTGAAGCTGCCTTGGAAGGGTCCGCGTGCCATTTATCTACATCACTTCTTTGGTTGAGCGATCGACGTTCCGGGAGGGCTCGGCGATTTCGCTGGAAGCGGCTTGCCCTGACCAAGGCCCGCCGTCTCTGCAAACTCCTTTTCAAGAAGTGATTGATTGATCCCGCTCTCGGACGCGAAGTCGCTCTCCAGTCCAGCGAAAGGACCTGAGAACGTCGTACCGGGGGGAGGATCGACGGGGCCTCCACCTTGAGCGAGGATCTGATCCTCCAAAGTCTGGCTCGTCGTTGGCAAGGAGGGATCGCCGCTGATGATCTTCGTGTTGCCGTACGTGACGTGCTGCGGGTTGAGCGGACGGTCGAGTAGGAATGCCGACCGGACCGTGAACTGGAAGTTGTACTCCAGGGTGAACGGAGAGGTATCGGACTCCGTGATGCTGAAGTTGTCGAAGGACCCAAAGTAGAGGATCCCGTCGTAGTAGATGTAGATAGAACCAACGACGGACAGACGGGTGATCTCCGTTGTCTGGCCGGTGATCTTCGCCAGGTTCAGGAAGAGACCTCCGTTGTTCTTGTAGAGGAGATACAAGGACATGAGGTTCTGGTAAGCCGCCGAATAGAATCGGGCCGTTCGCGTCAGACCTGGTGTGGCGGCATTGTTGGTGTCGATCGCGTAGAAACCCGACACCTTTCCGGAGCCTTCGATCTTGTCTTGGCCCGGCCCCCAATGCTCGATGATGGGTCCGTTGCGGGTCCAGTTCCCATCGTTGACGATGTGTTCCGAAGAGACCTTGAAAGATTGAGGGTTGACGAGAAGTTTGAGCGGAGGTGTATTCCGCATCTTCTCCAGCTCTTGGATGGTTGCCTTGATGGTGGCAAGCTGCGCCCCCAGGAAGCGGCGCCCAAGGTCGGTTCGGTTGAAGTCGGAATTTGCTAGCTTCGCCGATTCTGCGTCGAATTGTTTCGCATTCGAGCTACCGGTCCCGTTCCAAGTAGCCGTCGACGAAACATCGTCCGGGGGAAATAGTTCACACCCGCTGTCATAGGGTGACCCAGCCTTGAATCGATTGACGTTGTCCGGAGTGAGGTTGTTCTTCCCGATCCGATTGTGGTATTGGAAGGTATCCTCGTGGAAAGCACACGCCTCCGGCACCGTCAAAGGAAGACCAGTTCCATCGTCGAGAGTGACTCCGAAGGGTGCCATCGCACCCGCGACCTGGGCCATCTGTCGCGCCCACCCGGAATACTGGCCGTCACTTCCCGTCTCGTAATAGGTCTGGATGGATTCCGTGAAGTAGTTCTTCTGCGCGAGGCTCGTCATGTAACCCATGACGTCCCCGTCCTTGGCGGCTTGAACGGCGTTGTCGTTGTGCAAAACGATGTTCATGAACGCTTGAGCGCCCGCCTCTAGGGATGGGTAGGAATTGAACCCGTTGCCATTGTTGGCTTGGTAGACAGGGATGTGGGACCCATCGCTTGCGACCACGAACGTCGTTCCGTCTGGCGCCGTCTGAACCTTCTCAGCAGGATAGTTGCCGATGCCGCCGAAGTTCCCATTGAGGGCTTGGCCACCCGTCTCCCGCATGATCTGAACGCAGTAAAACTGCATCTCGGTAGCCGTAGGTGGCGTGCCCTTGATGTTCACGTATGCGTTGTAGACCAATCCCCACAACTGGGCTGTCGTCACGTGCGACTTAGATGGCGTCGGGAACGTCGGAGGGGCCATGACGGCACCTCCAGCACCAGACGACGATCCCGTCCCTTGCTTGACCGTGTAGCCATCTGCCGTAACGATGTAGCCCTTGTCCCCTACCTTTGCCCCAGCGCCCGCGGTCACCGTTGAGGTCTTGGAGGCATCAAGAGGGATGTCCGCTGTGGACGCTCCGGTGATGTCCCGAACGGAGGCCGATCGGTCGAGAAGACGACCCGTCACGTTCGACGTCGGGGGGAGGAGCCCTACAACGAACATAATGGACTTCGCGTCGGCACCCGTCGCGGTCCCAAATCGGGTCTGCGTCACCGGAAGGAAAACCTCTGCGGTCTCCTGTTCGGTACGCAGGTCCCCAAATCGATTCAGAAGCGCGTAGACCTTCGGTGCATAGAAGTCCGCATTGGTCTCAATCTGGTCAAAGATCAACTTTGAGGGGTTCGTCGTTGCCATACGTTACCCCTTCTTGGCCGCAGCCTTCGCAAGTGCATCGGCTTTCAATTTGGCGTTGGCTTCATCGGCTGCATCCTGTTGCGCGATGGCATCAAGATTGATTCCACCAAGAAGCTGGCTACCAGGGATACCGGTCGGTTCCGCATTCGTCTGGTTGTTGAACTGGAAGGCTACGGCTCTCCGTGTCGGACCCTCTCCGGCCGGGATCTTGAGAATCGTCTCTTCAACTT